CTTTCTGTGTTAGTCTAACTCGAGATTAGCGCGCCTCTCACCCTTAAGTATACGGGCCACTACACGGTATAAACCGGTAGAGTCTGTTTGCCACGGATTGTTGGGAGGTCCCCATGTAATGTAACCATTAGGTTTGCGAAGCCCTAATGGCCATAATATGGTCTCCCCAAGATCTGGACCTGGACGGTCCAGCTTCTTCAACTCCTCGACTTGATATCGCACCACTTCTTTGGCCCAGTCATCATCCTCCATCATGGAGAGCGTGATCTGGTACGCAGTTGTAATGTTCTTATCAAGGAAAGGATGGAGGTGTTCATTACCAGAGTTGGTACTCTGGAGACGAATACGTGCAGTCAGAAAATCTGATACTGCCGATGACCTCCACCGCCGACACACTATCCACTGCTCTTTAGCAGAGTAGAGGATGTGCTGTGCCACTGAGTTGTCAAGTCTAGAAGACAAAGGTAACCCTTTTGGGTTCCAACCTAGTCCACCTAATTCTATAGGTATCGGAGCTAGGGCGTCTATCACATCAGACAAAGGTCTTTTGACCTGAGTTCTGAACTTCGATCCCATGTTTCGACAGATGTCAATAACATTGGATCTAGTAATCTCTCTCCACTTCCACTGACGTAAAACATCATTGGGGCGGATGAGCCTGGACGCGAACTCAGCAATCTGCTGAGATTCAATTGACTTTTCCTCAGAAATTCGGCAACCAAGTTCCGACATGAGATTGCGGTAATCATTCGCAAGCTTACTGTCAGAGATGACTACGTCGTCTCCGAGGATCACGTACTTTCCTGCTCCCGCCAGGGAATGCAGAATGACGTGATGTGACAGAGCAAACAGAAAGAATGATGGTCCTAGTCCTAATGGTTGTCCCTTAGTAAACACTAAGGGTGTTCCATCAGGAAGTCTCCACGGTGCCTTCGCAGCAACCGTGAACAAGGAACATAACTGCAGGAAATACTCTCGCTCCGGTTTCTTCAACCGAGTAGAGATGCCTTTCAGCACAAGCTCTTGAACCTCAAAAGGGAACAAGTTTGTAGCGTCAGACAAATCGATTGAGTGAAGAGTCTTTCCACTTTGGAGCTGGTTTTGACACCAGTTAACTCCAGAGTCCTGATTGAAGGTACAATCCTCAGGAAATGTCTTCAAGACATGACCTAAGGCCTCCTTTAACGGAGCTAGGGCATGTTGCACAACCCTTGTCGGGTTGGCAACCGCACGAAGTTTGTACCCAGCCTCCTGGATATAGGACACCACACCCACAAATGGGTGCGGTTCATCCTCAGTCCTCCAAAGATGCAACATGTCTTCGGGCAAAGTAAGGCTCATCACCTTAAATTGAAACCGAAACATGCGTCTTACAGCCTCAGATTGAGCTGCAAATGAGAGATCAGATGAAATCTGATCCTCAGGAGCTGTGCCCTGCAACGCAGGGACACGCTTAACCGGAGATCTGTAGTACTTCCAATACGGATCAGTGTGAAGAGCAATAAGTTTCTCCACACCGTCCCAGTCAAAGGAAGAGATAAACTTAGAAAGCTTCTTCGGTAAAACCGTCGGAGCTGACCGAGCAGACTCTAAGAACTTTGCTGTCTGGGCCTCAGTTGCTGATGAAGCAATGAAGCTCGAGTATATCTGGAACGCATTCAGGACTACCTGAGGGTTAGCCACATAATGTGGATCCACCCAGAAGCGACGCAGAGGGCCCTTAATGACCTTCTGATCGTCTCTGGCAACCCAGGGTGCTCGTCTTACGACGCAATCCTGTGCAAGAGTCCCGGTGATGAATTCAAGCTTTAAAGCTTTGAACCGTCTAACGGTCCATTCTTCACCTGAACTTTCTACCCACTTGAAAGTGAGCGCGGCTAAAACTGCAGCGTCCTCATGGAGGACACCTACAGCTTCGAGTCTAGACATGAACTTGTCTCGTCTTTTGAAATCTGTACTCATTATTAAGTGATTCTAGATGACGCTTAACAACACCATGTTGCTAGGCAGATTCTTTTGGCTCACGCCAGGCCTCCGGAAGGAGG